CCGAGAACTGTAATGTGTATCAACTCGTTGCGAAGTCGATGAGCTACATAATGGCCAATCCAGATATTAGCTAAAGAGTCCACCATATTGGTGAACGAATCGCCCGAGGGAACAGAACCTGAACGTCCAGACCTCAGCCCTTTAGGTTCAACGATCCCTGACGTGAGAAAGAACTCTCTCAACCAGCGAACCTTTTCCTCTTGACCACGGAACCAGGAATTAATAACATCGAATACACGCTCGATGATGTATCTCGGCATGCGCTGATCATAGCTACCATAGTCTATAGATAACAATGGTTGCACGGCATCATCGAACATGGTTGTGACGATACTATCCACGTGCGTAAGGGGATTCCAAGCTGCAAACTCTTCTCTACCCCTTAATCTATCAACCAGTGGTTGAACCAGAGTCTTACCGATGATAGTTTCTACGTGAGTACACATCCACACATTTCGTTGTTTTGGGATTTCATGTAAACCTCTCGGTTGTCCACGCCATCCTATAACACTAGGAAACCATGTGTTTAATGGATATCCTAATGCATCTAACTTCCTAGCCTCATCTAAGTACCATCTTTCATCCGATTTCAACCGGCTGAATTTTGGTAAACCTAGATTAGTGCCTCGTGGCATCAGAGAATAAGCACTCTCTAACCCTAGTGATACCAATGGACGAGGGATCATAGAAGCTAGTTCTTCACTTGCATAATCCGCGGCCAACGGATCAGGGAATATCTCCGTGTTCACGAAATACTCAGAAAGACTCTCTTCCCTTTCTTCCCACGGCAACCTGATGGAGTAAGGTCCGACTTTGACCTCTTCACTATGCTCGTAATCATCTAACTCCTCGACTCCAGTGAATACAAAACCGTGGAGCTGCGCTAAGAACCACTCTCTAGGCAAGTCTTTATCCCAGAACGGAGTTCTTAAGTCGGTTGGATCTCCACGTGATACACTGTTGAGAAAGGTGGTAAGCCTAGCTTCAGCGTCGTCATCTAAATAACGGCGATAGGCGCTTTCAACGACCTTTCCATGCTCAGTGACACCGGCAACCGTATGATGGGAGAACACCATTATCGACCGCCTTTCATTCGTCGCCGCTTTCTTTTATGGAAGGCAGCGACTGCGTTTCGCTTTCGCAAAACTTCTGCTTCAAATCCTGCATGTGAATTCTCATTTCCTTGGCCTGAAATAGGACCTGATTCGCCAACATGAAGATTTCCCGTCCCAGAGGTTCTTGTCTGAAGAATCCCGGAGTACGTTTGTCCACCTGGGCGATACAAAGCCTTAATTTCACCCTCAGAATTGAACACCTGTGCAAGATCTCCTCTTGTCCTTTCGCGGAGTACTGCATCATTTCGTATCCTCTCCAAGTCAGGAAGGACATCTCTCGAATAATGTGCAGCAAACCCGCTGGGGAGCTGAAACTGTCTGGGTATTGCACTTCCTTGTCTCCTTTCAAGAAGGGGTAGTACTTTAGGTAGAGCATCCTTGGCCACTTGGAACTCTACATCCGACAGCCCATCAACTAAGTCTGGGGATATGGCCTCATAAATTAGGCCACCCAGTAGTCCGAGGCCACCGCCTCTAATCGCTTCCGCGACATCTTCTGGAATTCCCATTTTAGTCTCCTTTACA